TGCAGCTCTCTTGGCTCATAAGGAATGTTAATATGCATTAGTGTATGGTTGGTGGCTTCTCAGAATACAGGTCAAGTGACTCTATATTTAATTGATCCAGTACCCAATCGGATACATGTTTGCCGTGTAGATCATTTCGGAAACCACAAATATTTATTAGGATGCTTTTTGATTGTGGATCATAAAACACCATTGCCAGTAAATCTTTTAAATCTTCATCCATGGGTGGATACCTTGAACTCCTATTATATATACGCTACAACCCGAGACGTGTTTTTCGGGGTGTGGGGGGTCTATGTTTCCAAAAACACCTTGCCCTAAAAACCAAGGATTACCTAGCGTCCTACAGTTATAAAAATAATTTGTTACTACTGGTCGTGGTCGTACGCCAGCTATACTCTCAAAAATTACAAAACAGAACGGCATGCAGAACGAATTGTCAGCTCAACGATCCTCATGACGTGCGTGCGGAAGAATGCATCCCCCCCTTACATATGGGAGACTACCCCTTCTTTTCTACAGGAACTCCCCAACTAATTGTAAGACTGGTGTCAGCTTTCACGTCAGCTTGTACCTTGTCACCAAACGTACCAACCAACAGCTTTGATGCTAACCATCTAAAGTGATGCAGCTTCTCTCGTTGCCACTGTACCTTCTGTGGTTCGACATCAGTCTGCAACAGCTCATTCATCTGGTCAATCAATGACCAAGCACCGAGCTGTCGTGCATCCATTACATCCTTCTTGATGTCATCATCGTCTTTCATCCAGCTGTAGATTGTCGTTACTGCTGGCATGTCCTTGTCCTTGCATATCTTGGAGAGTGCCTCTCCCTTCTGCAATCTTTCGATAATGCTCGATAGTTTCTCTTTTAACATTTTTTAAATTTAATATTGCTTTGTATTTGCCCATGGCTGTCTTAGCGTTCCAATCACTCAGTCCACCATGATTACGGCATCGACCATTCTCTAGTGCCTTGGCTTTGCATGGCAATCCTGTTGATCGTGCATAAGCTCCGCACTCAATCTTCTTGCTTGGTCGTCCTACCATATGTATGAAAATTATTAAACGAACATACTTGTTCTAGTATGCTTCAAGAGTTACTTGATTTTGTCGACTTTGGCAAATAGTTTTTTATCCAATGCAATCAACAACTTTATGTAGACCAAAGCTTCGATGTATTTCTTTTTTACCGTATGACGATGCATTCCCATCTTACGACCAATACGCACATACGGCACACGCATACCACGCAACCATACAATCTTGCGTTCCTTTTTTTCCAACAATGGTGTGATGTTAAACAGCAAGAACTCGTACCGTGCAATCTGTTTGCTGGATGCTGCTATCTTGGGCCTGCGTGTCACCGCAGCTCCATGCTCTGTAACGTCATGCTTGATCTCAAAACGCATAGCAGAGTAGCCTTTCCTGTATGCAGGAGGCAGTCTACGATCGGTTTGGATAGCCTCCTCGAACCAATCAGCTAGGGTTTCTGCTGTAACCACAGAGGTTTTACTCCTTCAGGTAATTTAATTTTATCTTCAAATATCAATTGGAGCAGCGTAGGCCTATCGTATTTATCGAACCGTTTGAGGAAGTCATCGACCTTCTTTTGATCTGCATTTGATAGAGCATGCCCCTTTTTGATAGCTTGGACCTTCTGCCTGTAATTAGACTTTAGGTTCTTACCAACATGAGCTATTGTTCTAGATATATCTTTATTAGATATAAAGGGTTTACTAATATATACACTTTTTGACACATCATTGATGGGGAGATATGCACAGCTACTCCGCAACCTCTTAGATTTCAAGAACTTATGCTCCTTTAATTCGTTAATACATCTAATCACAGTCCTGCGTGACATGTGCAAATCTGACGCAATAGTTTGATGCCGTGGATAACATTTACCATGAGTATAAAAATGCCCCTCCAGGTATAAATACACGAGCTTTGCAGCAGGTGATATGTCCTCACGAATAAACTTCTCAAGACTATTCATACTGACAACCAACTTCCTGACACAACAAATCAATACCGTGTCGAGCTATGTCAATCTCAGTCCAAATGCCCTCAATCTGATGAAACAACTGCCAGTGTACATAGAACACGTAAGTCATTAATGTGAAATGAACCAGCAACATGAATACATCAAACGCCCTCATGTCATCAGTATCCTTACATCATGCAAGACATCCAATGGCACACGAAATATGGCAGGACGGCCATAAACTGCACCCAACCACTTATCCTGTTTACATTCAAGACCTGTCATAAAACCACACAACTCATATCGTGTAAGGCTATGCACCAGGACCAGCAAATACTTTGTATCAGAGTCATAGTTAGGACGTGCAACCAAGTAGTTTTGATGCTTCTTGTCATCAATGAGGTGATGCAGCTGTGATTTAATTTCAATCTTATGATCTTTTAGCAGCACATCAGCACGTTCAAAAGTATTGACAGAGCTGTCGTAGTAAATGTTTAGACCTTTACACACCGCAGCTTCTGAACACGCAGAGATCACTTGCCACCCTGGATCAGTAATCGGTGTAAAATTAACACCATATTTATCTTTATGACCGTGGCGTATAGACTCTGACTTGCGTCTAATACCGACCTCAGCTGCTGCTTGCCACTCGTACCACTCCAGCTCAACTATCATACTTGGTCACCCCATACATCCCAACCAGGTGTAGTATTACGAGCAAACAATTCTATTCGTGGTAAATCACCACACAGATTAACAATACGATCTCTAACACAATCAGGTTTTCGTGAATGTTCTCTAATTGGCTCGTACACAATTTGATGAACTCCTTTAGAAGCTCTTTTTGGTTTTCCTTTGGTTGCTAATAAACAACACTCAGCGTTTGCTCTAGTCCAATGACCCATACCCCAAAAGAAACTGTCTGCAACTTTATTTTTTTTGACCCAAGTAAAAGCACAGGCCTTGTAATTAAAATCCCATTGTTCTATAGTTTTTAATCCTTGCAATAATTTAGGAAAAGTAACCCATAAAAATAAGATACAATTTTCATCTGCTATGTCTTTTACAGGCAACTGATATATTTCCTCATCTAGCATCACTGGATAAGGACATACATTTCTATCTGAATAAGTTTTATATTTCCAAGGTGGATCCGCATAGATTATGTTGTATTTTTTGTTAGGCAGATTTGTCATTCACCACCTCTTGCAAATCAGTAATTTTTAAACACCAAGTTTTAGGTATAGCTATAGCTCTGCCAGATGTACCATCACTGCAAAAATCAGCAGACAACACCACACGATCATCCTTGTCGGTGACTAACCAACCAATGCTCTGTACAGGTTCTGTTGGTGCAGCTTGTATTTTTTTTAGATCATGCCAGCCATTGTCAAAATCTTGTGCGTCTCTCCACATAATCTTTACTAATCTATATTTAGTATGGTCAAACTTTTTAGGCACTATTTTCCTTTGCAAATTTAACAAAGTCATTGGCTGTAACTGCACCATTTGTTTTACTTTCAATGTTAATTAAATTTTTTAATGAGGGAAAACGCTGACCTTTACAGTAGTACATAGCCTCTACACCACTGGAAATACCTAATTCATTTGCTAATTTTTTATATGAAAGATTTTTTAGGTGACGGTAGTCTTGTAGAAACATTCTATAAAATTATTGAGATGTGCAATATTTGCATTAGAAAAGTTTTGTAAACCTCACTAAACTTTTATTAACATGTTGTTCACATAACTTTCACTAAAGTTTCTAAAAAAGTAAAAATGTATAAGAAATACTCTTGACGTTATCTTAATGCTTTCATAAAATTTTTTTAAATTAGAAACATTCTAATTTAGATTTTTTTTAACCTGAGACCCTAAACGTGACTAAAGTAAAATCTTTTGATGAAATTGTATCAAACAAAAAAGCATACAATTTAAAAGAACTTGATTACAATCATCATAGTCCATCACAATATTATTTACCTGACGGCATTTGGGCATGGCGTTATTTTAAATGCAATCAACAAATGCGTAGACAGTTTGAAATTGGACCACAAGCAATACTTGGAGCAGCAGTCGGCAATGCCATAAGTAGAACGTGGGCAGATATATTGTGGACGTTTAAATCAAAAAAAATAGTTAATAAAAAGCAAACATTATTAGAGTCTGCCTGTGAAATGCATGATGAAATAAAAGAAGCAGACCTAGACTACACAGACAAGCAGCTTGCAGCACACAACAAGTACAAAGAGGTTGCTAACGACATGTTAGTAAATCTAAATAAAGCTATTAAAAGCCTTGCTTTACGAGGTGAAATAGAAGCTGAGGCCAACAGATATTACAACTTCGATTGTGAAATAGATACTCTTGGTAGAACTGACCTGGAGAACAAGACGTGTGTCGTTGAGATCAAAACACTTCCCCCAAAAATCAACCCTGAAAAAAAAGACGGCACACGTTCTGTTACAACGCAAAAGATTAATTCACCTAAGCTTGCACACGCAAGGCAGTTAAGTTTTTATTGGGCAGCTACAAAGAAAAAACCATTTTTAGTTTATGTTAACGAAAAAGAATATTTGATATTTGAGCCTGGCAACTGTGATTTGTTAACAGTAGCAGCCATGCAAGATCATTTAGAACATTACGCACAGATAGCAAGACGTAGAGAACAATTGTTACGTTTTGCAGAGGGTGATGTAGATGTGTTGTTAAGTTTAGTTGAACCAAACTTTGACAGTTTTTTATGGAACATTGGTGATCAGTTTAAACGCATAGCAGAGGAACATTTTAACAGAGCAAACAGGAGGATCAATGCAAACTAGAGAACAGGGGCAACTAAAAAAGAAAAAGCAAAACGTTTGGCAAACATTGTCTAAAATTGACATACAAGATTATGTTGAGGAAAAGAATGGTTTGCGTTACTTGGGCTGGTCTTATGCCTGGAAGCTTACTGTCGAAAAATATCCTGATGCTGCATATCATTTTAAAACGTGGGATGGTATGGATTGTTTGTACTACAAAGATGAAACTGCATCTGTAGCCTGTGAAATGATAATTGATGGCATTACGAGAGAGATGTGGTTAGCCATTACAGACAATAGAAACAACTCAATAAAAAACCCTGCATCATCTGACATAGCAAACACAAAACAACGTTGCTTAGTAAAATGCCTTGCTATGCATGGTCTTGGTCTACACCTGTGGTTTAAAGATGGGCTACCATTACCAACTGATGATGAAGCTTTGGAGTATAAAATGCAGGCTGAATCTATCATAAGAGAATTTGAAAGTGCATCACAAGTAGCTGCATTGGAAGCTGTGGCAGAGTCACATCAACCATTTCTCAATGATGTAAAACAAAACATACCTAAACTGCATAAAGTGTTAGGGCAATCATACGCAAAAATTTCTAAACAACTGCTTGAAGGGAGCATAGAAAATGGACGACAACAAAAACA